CTTTATAGCCATGTTTGTCACAATCGAAGCGGTCCCACTCAGATTATGACGGTGGGGGTAGGTAGGCAGGGGTACCCCCGGCCGCCGGCGCCAGCTGCGCTATCGATGGGACCACAACCTGTGTCCCACTATGATTGGAGAAACATTGTGGGAAAACGCAGTGTTTTTGATCGGCGGGTTAAGGACTTTTATCCTACGCCGGAAGCGGGGGTATTGCCTCTTCTTGATCACTTGATGATTGGGACACGTTTTTATGAGCCTTGCGCTGGCGATGGCCAGTTAATCGATCATTTGGAGAGGTTTGGCCACATTTGTGTGGGTGCCAGTGATATTGAAGATCACGGGTATCACCCGAAGGTAAGGTCGGGGATCGATTGCCGTCACTTGCTTAATGTGGATGCGGATATATTTATTACCAACCCCCCTTGGAACAGGCCGGATTTACACAGCATTATTGACCATTTAATGTATTTGCAGCGACAGGCATGGTTACTTATAGACGCGGATTGGTCGCATACCAGGCAGTCGGCCGGCTATATGCGGTTTTGCGCGGTTGTCGTATCTATAGGGCGGTTGAAATGGATTTCAGGCAGCCCACATACCGGCAAGGATAATTGCTGCTGGTATTTGTTTCGCCCCTGGCATGAGGGGCCATCGCAATTTTACGGGAGAACTTGATATGGCTAAAGCTACGAAGAAAACGTCGACCAAGAAGGAGCCGGCAAGGCGCAGAACGAGGGCGAGGAAAGAAGACGGTTCATTCCAGGCAGACGACCCGTCTACACCTGATGTTAATGAAGCCTATGTTCAGGAAAAGGCCCCTGCCCCGGTTGAAGACCAGCGGTCGGCACAGCGGTCGGTAGGCTTGCGTCGTCTTGGCGGCAAGCTGGTTGGCTAGGCTTGTTGTTCCTGACGTTCTGGAGCCCTGTAGACGGGCTGAGCTTGCCTCGAACATTGGGTATAAAAGGTTTGGCGACCCGCTTGTACGGCCAGTTATTGAGGCTGTGCAGGGCAAGTTCAAGGTTAGTCTTGAAGACCCTTCATATGTAAGGGTTGAGTGTCGTAGGGAAGGCCATGATTGGCATTCGGATAACGGCAGACACATGCCGTGGTGCCGGGTTTCCACTTCTGTTTTGCTGACGGAAAAACCGGCAGATGCGGTAGGGGGTGTTTTACAGTTTTATGATATTGTGCCGGATCAGCGGCCCGGTGAATTGTGGGCATGGGATACACAGGAAGAAAACCGGCACAGGGTATCACCCCATGATGGCTGGAGAATTTGTTTACTGATGTTTTTGCAGGGTGATTATGGTTGAGCCTAACAGGGTTATAATACCGTACACGCCAAGACCCTTACAACAGGTGTTTCACGAACAGGCACGCCGTTTTAATGTTGCGGTTTGCCATCGACGGTTTGGCAAGACGGTTATGGCCATTAACTGGCTTCTCCGTGAAGTCCTGACGTGCGATCGTAAGAACGCCCAGGGGGCGTATATTGCGCCGACCTATGCGGCGGCGAAACGGATAGCCTGGGTAATGTTGCGGGAATATGCCGGGGTTATTCCCCAGTGTAAGTTTAACGAAGCGGAATTGCGCTGGGACGGGCCTGACGGCAAACGGATCTGGCTATTGGGATCAGAATCGCCGGATGCTCTCCGGGGCATGCGGTTAGATGTAGCCGTCCTCGATGAATATGCCGACATGAATGCAAGGCTGTTTCCTGAGATTGTCAGGCCGGCGCTTTCTGACTTTGGCACCGGTAAGTGTTTATGGATAGGTACGCCCAGGGGGACGGACCAGTTCAAGGCAATTTATGATACAGCCCTTGGTAATATGGAAAAGGGTGACGACGAATGGTTCGCCATGCGTTTTCCCGCGTCAGAGACGAACATTATTCCTGAGAAGGAGTTGCAAGCTGCGCGGGATACGATGGATGAAAGCCAGTATGAACAGGAATTTGAGTGTAGCTGGGCTGCTGCCCTTGTAGGGGCCTACTATGCCAAGATGCTTGACCGCATTGAATTAGCCGGTCAGGTTGGATCTGTTCCCTGGGAGCCCAATGCGCCCGTATGGACCGCCTGGGATCTGGGCATGCGGGACAGCACCGCCATATGGTTCGGTCAATCGATACGCGGAGAAGCCGGCCACAGGATTATTGATTACTATGAAAGCAGCGGCGAGGGTCTGCATCATTATATTTCTTATCTGCATAACTTGCCTTATGTTCTTGATCGTCATTATTTTCCCAGTGATGTTCTTGTGCGCGAACTTGGCAGCGGAAGCAGTCGTTATGAGATGCTCACGTCGCTGGGCGTCAGGCCCACGGTGGTCGCCAAATTATCTTTACAGGATGGCATTGAAGCGTGTCGGGCGCTAATCCCCCAGCTTCATTTTGATCGAGATAATTGTTCGCAGGGGCTTAAATATTTACGGCATTACCACAGGCAGTGGAATGACCGCAACCAGACGTGGCGGGAAAAGCCTAATCACGATGCTTCTTCGCATGCAGCCGACGCCATGAGATACGCCGCCATTGGCTTGCGCGACGGTGACGATAATGATTACGCCATGATGGCCCAGACCGGCCGGGGACCAGGGGGCCAGCCGGTGATTATATCTGATTACAATGAGTTCGGGTAACATTATTAAGGCCCGGTATGCCGACGTGGTCTACGTCGCGCGTAACATGAGGGCTTGTGATGCAGAAGAAATATGGCCCATAACGATTGTAAAGACGCCGGAGACGCTGGCATTCGGGACTGTAAGTGGCGTCGGTTACAAGTTTGTTGTGGGCTCTGGGGGGGTGCCTGTCGCTACTTGGGGAGCGTCGCCGATCCGACCGGGGGTCGTCACCGTATGGATGTTCGCAACCGATCGCTGGCCGCAAGTAGCCCTGACGGTAACGCGCCACATCCGAAAGGAATTAATGCCGGCTCTGATTGACGCGGGTTATGTTCGCGCCGAATGCTGGAGCCACGCCAATCACCACGTCGCCCACAAATGGCTGGAGATACTGGGAGCCATTAGAGAAGCGACCGTTGAAGACTACGGACCCAACAGGGTGCCGTATCACTGTTATTCATGGACACGCTCACGTCTGGAGCGGGAAGGAGCTTTCAATGTGTGTAGGGCCGCTTGCACCGAAAATGCCGTCGTTGCCACCCATGCCGGCCATGCCGCCGCCACCCGAACCGCCCGAACCGCCACCCACGCGGGACGACCCCGAAGTCAACGAGGCAGCAAGGGCAGAACGTCGTCGCCGTCTCGCAATGAAGGGTCGGAGTTCGACCATCTTGTCGGGGTCTATGGGTGATCAGTCTGAAGCTAATGTCGGCAAGACATTGTTAGGAGGGTAGAAAAATGTGTGTTAGCCCACCAAGTCCACCAAGTCCACCGACACGGCCTCCCCCAGTTGTTGAGCCACTTCCTGTGCGAAGAGCAGTCGACAGTGTTGATGATACCGGCGAAAATGCACAGGCTCGACGAAGGGCAAGGGTTCAGGCGCGAGGTCGCAGGGCAACCCTGATGACCGGCCCCTCTGGTATTACGGAGCAAGCCAACCTTGGTCGCGCAACTTTATTAGGAGGGTAAAAGGCTAAGATGGCCGGCAAGCCTATTTCAAGAACGACGAAGGGCAAGGGAGCCAATTACCGTCCAACCAAATCTGGCGCCGGCATGACTAGAAAAGGTGTAGCCGCATACAGAAAGGCGAACCCCGGCAGTAAGTTAAAAACGGCTGTTACAGGCAAGGTTAAAGCTGGTAGCGCGGCGGCTAAGCGCCGATCAAGTTATTGCGCTAGATCTGCCGGCCAACTTAAACGATCGTCGGCGGCAACGCGCAACGATCCTAATAGCCGTATCCGTCAGGCGCGGCGAAGATGGAAATGCTAGGAGAAAACGATGGCAAAGAAACCAGGGTTATACGCTAATATTCATGCAAAACGCAAACGAATTGCTAGAACAGGCAAAGGCTCTATGCGTAAGCCTGGTACTAAAGGCGCACCCACGGCGGCAGCTTTTAGAGCTTCTGCTAAAACAGCAAAGAAGAGAAAGTAGGAGGTACAAATGCCGCAAGGTCGGGGTACATACGGTTCTAAGGTTGGTCGTCCACCAAAGAAGTCTGGCGCTATGCGTAAGATGGCGGGAATGAAGAAAAAGCCGGCAAAGAAGAAGAAATAGGAATGTGTACGCCCGACCTGTATCGACAATCAGGCGGGCCGCGCATGCCCAAAAATTCTATGGGCTCCCGCCTTGATAAGGCGCAGCGCGATGCCGCTGCCAATTACGGTGGTGGCTCTGCGCCACGCGGCGGCATGAACTCAACATTGCTGGGCACTCCGCGTAATAGTGACCAGATGGCTATTCGCAAAAATACGTTTCTGGAAATTTAAAATGTGTCCCCCGCCCAACAAAACGCCGAATTTTGTTAAACGGATACAAAACCCAAGAAAATATCCGTTTATTTCAAACAAAGATGGCAGCATTTCTACGCATAAAATGGCTGCTGAAGTTGATGAAAAGGGCAATTGGTATGTTTTTCCAACCATTGTCCAACAAGCAGACGGCAGTCTGAAGCAGTTTGACGATCCCATGAAGGCGTTGAGATATAACAAGAACAGAGGCAATGCTATAAAAATGAACAGTAAAGAAGAAGCTCTTGCCTATGCACAGGGTGGTTACAAAAAGAATACGCCACTTGAAAGTTTTAGAAGGACAATTAGGTAATGGCTGCACCGAATACCGAAGAAATCTTCATACGCTATCGCCGTCTTAAAAACGACCGATCTGTGTGGGAAAGCCACTGGGAAGAAATCGCCGAACGTGTCTTGCCACGATCGCGCATTTTCACGGGCGAGATGACAGCTGGCGATAAACGTACATCAAAATTATATGACGCCACAGCTGCGCTTGCCTGTGAGCGTTTTGCTTCAGCAGTTGAAAGTCTGTTAACGCCAAGAGGCGCGAGGTGGCACCAGTTACGATCAACTAACCCTGCCATTAATCGTGATTATGAAGTCAGACTGTGGTTTGACCAGGTTACAGAAATTATGTTTGCCTATCGATATTCACCAAAGGCATTCTTTTCCAGCCAGATGCACGAAGGCTATATGTCGATTGGCGCCTTTGGTACGGCCGGCATGTTTGTTGACGAGCATCCCGAAGGCGGCCTGATGTACCGCCACATACATTTGTCTGATCTCTATGTTGCAGAAAATGAAATGGGCCGCATCGATACGGTTTTCCGTAAATTTAAGGTAACGGCACGTCAGGCCATGCGAATGTTTGAAGACGGCAACTTGTCGGACAATATCCGTAAGCTGGCATCCGATCGACCCGAAGATCAAATTGAACTGTTGCACGTCTGCTGCCCACGCACCGACCGTGATCCCAACGCCCGTGACCGCAAAAACCGTAAGTTCTTTTCCGGCTATTACGACGTAACTGAAGAACAGCTTATTGAAGAAAGCGGCATGGATGACATGGGCTATATTCTGAGCCGTTACAATACCGGCCCACGGGAAGTCTACGGCAGATCCCCGGCCATGACGATCTTGCCGGAAATTAAAATGATTAACGAGATGAGCAAGACGGTGATCCGTGCCGGACAGAAGGCCGTCGACCCGCCTCTTATTATTGCAGACGACGGAGTTATCCTCCCTGTTAACTCCAAGCCGGGAGCGGCGACGTTTGCAAGAATGGATGGGCGCTCTCAAGTGCCTATCCAACCCCTCTTTACCGGCGCCCGTGTCGACATTGGCCTTGAAATGATGGAACAACGCCGTCGCATGATTAACGACAGCTTCCTGGTAACGCTCTTCCAAATTCTTGTTGAAAGCCCTGCAATGACGGCAACGGAAGTGTTACAGCGCGCCCAGGAAAAGGGCGCCTTGTTAGCGCCCACAGTAGGCAGACAACAATCTGAAACGCTGGGGCCGCTGATTGAACGGGAACTTGCTGTTCTTGCCGAACAGGGTCTAATTCCACCCAAACCACCACTTTTGGAAGAAGCCGGCGGCGAATTTGAAATTGAATATGTAAGTCCGTTAACACAGGCGATGCGCGCACCAGAAGGCGTCGGCATTCTCCGCACTTTGGAAAGTGTTCAGGCCATTGCCGCTATTGATCCAAGCGTTATGGATAACTTTGATTCTGATGAAATTACCCGGACCCTGGCAGAAATACACGGCGCCCCTGCCAAGATTATGCGCGACGGAAACCAGGTTGCTGAAATGCGTGGTCAGCGTCAACAAGCGCAGCTGGCGCAAGCTGGAATTAATGCCGCGCCACAACTGGCAGACGCCGGTCTTAAAGTGGCGCAAATTGCTGACATGGGGCAACAGTAGTGCCGGAACAGCATAAGACTCAGGCTGAACTGGCCCAGGCTTATAAAGAAATATTTCTCTACACGCCGCAAGGAAAGGCCATTTTACTCGACCTTATTAAGGTTAGTGGCATTTTAACCATTAGCGGACAGAGAGATAGTGCCGACCTACAGCACATGCACGGGTCGCAAGATATGGTGCGCCGGATCTTATCGGTCTTGGCCATCGATGAGGACAAACTTTTATCATTAGCCATAGGAGAAGAATTAGATGCCGAATGATGCCGAAGGGTCCATCCTAGAGACGGGCAACCCAGAAGCAACCGCAACAGATTGGGCGGCTGGTCTGGATGAATATCAGGATACGATCGCAGCAAAGGGCTGGTCTGGTCCGGGTGACGTTCTTAAATCATACGTCAACCTCGAACGACAGGTTGGTGCCGATAAGGTTGTTTTGCCGACAGAAGGCTCCGACCTTGCTGAATGGGAAGGCTGGCAGAAGTTGGGTACGCCCGAAAAAGCGGAAGATTATGAGTTGGCTGTGCCGGATGGCTATGAAGCCTATAGTCAGGATTTATCCGATTGGTTTCGCAATACGGCCCATGAAATGAAACTGCCGGCGCAGATGGCCCAGGGTTTTCACGATCGGTATGTCGAATACATGATGGCCCAGGCTGAAGGCGCACAGACACAAGCAGCAGACCAGCAAGTAGCATGGGAAGGTGAATTGCAAAAGGAGTATGGCACCGCATTTCCGCAAAGGGTTGAAGCCGCCAAGCGCGCCATCCGCGAATATGGATCACCAGAACTGGAACAGTTGCTGTCGGAAACGGGGTTGGGCTCCAACCCGCATGTCGTGCGCGCTTTTGTCAAGGCTGGCATGGCACTGGGCTCCGGCCCCGTCTTCAAGGACGGCCAGACAGATGGTCAATTCGGCACAACGCCTGAAATGGCTATGGAACAAATTGCGACACTCCGCGCACATCCGGGTTATTTTGATTCAAGCCATCCAGAACACAACGCGCTCAAGAATAAGATGCAGCGTTTATCAGAACTCGCCTATGGCACAGAGGATGCCGGCGTAAACATATCCGTTGGATAACCGAAAGGCCCAACAAATTGACAGTCGGAAAGACGGCACCGTGGCCCCGGACGGGATAACCACTTCACCCTATAACGCAACAAGTGAGAAAGGAGAATTGACACATGTCAGTTCAAATCACGACAGCGTTTGTTGAGCAATACAAGGGTAATGTCGAACATCTCGTTCAGCAGAAAGGTTCTCGCCTTCGTGAAGCGGTTCAGGTAGAAACCGTCACGGGAAAGAATGCCTTTTTCGAGCAGATTGGCAAAACCACGGCTCAACAGCGCACTAGCCGGCACAGCGACACGCCAAGGCTAGATGTACCCCACTCCAGACGCAGGGTTTCCCTGGTGGATTATGATTGGGCCGACCTTATTGACGATGAGGACCGGGTCAGAATGTTGATTGATCCAACCAGCCCTTATGCCGAAAATGCAAGCATGGCTTTAGGAAGGGCCATCGATGAACGCATTATCGACGCGGCTGATGGGACAGCTTACACCGGCGTAGCTGGTGGAACGAGTACCGCATACGCTTCTGCCAACACGGTTGATGTCCAGGTGGGTATTTCACCCGCTGCCGACACTGGTCTAAATGTTGGTAAGTTACGCGCAGCAAAACAAATTTTGGACGCAAACGAGGCAGACGATAATGACCGTTTTTGCATTATCAACGCCAAGCAGCTTCAAAATCTGTTGGGTGAAACTGAGGTCACTAGCTCAGATTTCGCCACTGTTCGCGCTCTCGTTAGTGGAGAGGTCGACACATTTCTTAATTTTAAGTTCATACGAACGGAACTTATTGAGGTCGACAGCAACTCTGACCACAAAGTGCTTTTCTTCCAGAAGAAGGGCATGAAGCTGGCCATTGGGGCCGAACCAACCGTAAAGATTTCTGAAAGGGCTGATAAAAATCACGCCACTCAGGTCTTTGCTTCCATGTCCATCGGTGCAACCCGCATGCAAGAAGAGCTTGTAGGATACATCGAATGTGATCCAACATAGGAGGAATGATCAATGGGTACGAAAAACACCGATCTGGTCACAAATTTTGAGGCCACCCCTCCGACGTTGAATGATGTTGCCGAGCTTCATGGTCGTGTGCGAATTGCACAAGGCACCGTGGAATTGGCAGCGGGAGACAGTGATGACGATGACATTGTTATGCTGGCACCCGTGCCATCGAATGCAACGGTTCCGCACCTCTATGTCGGTTCCGACACATTTGGCGGCAGCTGTACTTTCAATGTTGGGATCTACACCACGGCCGGCGTAGTTAAAGACGAAGATGTCTTTGCCACGGCGGTTGCCGACGCGGCTGCGCTTGCTGATGTTCGCCATGAAGTGGCTGACCTCAACACTTGCGGTCAAAAGATGTATGAACTGGCTGGTGACAGCACTGATCCAGGTGGGTTCTACTATATCGCAGCAACGATGTCTGCGGCTGGTGGAACTATCGGGACGATGTCGTTCATTATTCACTACGTCGTTGACTAACGGATTAGGGGAGCTTCGGCTCCCCTTTTCTTTTCGGAGATAACAATATGGCTGGTTCCATCGTCGACATCGCAAACAAGGCCCTAACGTATCTGGGTAGTGATGCTATTACCAATTTGACCGACGATACGGTTGAGGGTCGTGCCATCAATCGGATTTACGAACAGAGCCGCGACTATTGCTTGCGGGATCATCCTTGGAATTTTGCTATGGTTCGCGTTGCCTTGGCTGCGGATACGACGGCACCAATTTGGGAATACGCAAACTCTTATCCTTGGCCGTCGGATTGCCTTCGCATCATTGAAGTGAATACTACGGAAGAATGGGCTGTTGAAGGACGCGCCATCGTTTCTGATGCTGCTGCGCCTTTGCAGATACTGTATATCAGCCAGGTCACCGATATTGCCATTTACGATGCGAAGTTTGTAGAAGCCTACGCGATGCGGTTGGCAGCTGACATTGCGTATGAATTGACGGCAAGCCAGACTGTTGTTGCAGCGGCTGAAAACAAGTATGCCGCCTTGATACAGGAAGCGCGCCTTGTCGATGCTCAAGAGAGTTCGTCGGCGACTGAAGACACATGGCTTGCGGCGAGGTCGTAGATGTCCCGCGTCTCGACGATCAAAACCAACTGGACGGCGGGTGAATTATCAAAAGACCTTTTGGGCCGTGTTGATATTACGAAGTATCAAAATGGTGCAGAGACATTAGAAAATTTTATCGTACAGCCGCACGGGGGGATTACGCGCCGGCCAGGTACGCGCTTCGTTAAAGAGGTCAAGACATCAAGCGCAAAAACGCGCCTTATCCCTTTTGAGTTCTCAACCACACAAGCCTATTGCATAGAATTTGGAAATTTATACGTTCGTTTTTATAAGGATAATGGCTCAATCCTCGAAGCCAACAAGACGATCAGTGGGGCGACACAGGCAAACCCGTGTGTGGTGACGGCAACCTCGCATGGCTATGACAATGGTGACGAAATCTATATCGCCTCTGTTGTTGGCATGACGGAATTAAACGGCAAATATTATAAGATCAAGAACAAAACAACGAATACGTTTGAACTTACAGACATTGATGACACAAACATAAATTCCAGTGCCTTTACGGCTTATGGCTCAGCCGGCACGGCTGCGCGGGTGTACACGGTTACAACAACCTATGCCACGGCCGATTTATTCGACATTCAGTTTGCTCAATCTGCTGACATTTTATATTTAGCGCATCCATCTCACCCGCCTAGAAAGCTTTCACGCACGGCGCATACGTCTTGGACGCTTACCGACATTGCCTTTGAAGATGGGCCGTATCTTGATGAAAATTTAACAACAACAACATTAACGCCCAGCCATACAACGGGAAGCTCACGAACAATTACGGCTTCTGCTGTTACTGGCATTAATGGTGGCGACGGGTTCCAGACAACGGATGTGGGCCGGATTATATCAATCGGTCATCAGGCGGCAGAATGGGCAGCCGATACAAGCTACGCTGTTGGTGACGTTAAGCGTAACAGTGGAAATGTTTATGAATGCATTAAGGCTGGCACGTCAGCAAGTTCTGGTGGCCCTTCAGGAGAAGGTGATGAAATTGTTGATAATGGCTGCACTTGGAAATTTCTTAGAGATGGCGGCATCCAGTGGGGTTATGCCACGGTTACCGCAAGAGGAAGCACAACCGAAGTTACCGTCACAGTAAACAACACATTTGGTGGAACAGGTGGTGAAACAAAGTGGCGCTTGGGTGCGTTTAGCGACACGACCGGCTATCCATCAGCCGTCGCCTTTTATGAGCAACGGTTATTCTTTGCCGGCACAACCAATCAGCCACAGACTTTGTTTGGCAGCAAATCAGGCGATTACGAAAACCATACGCCGGGGACTCTAGATGACAACCCTGTAATCTATACACTGGCAACAGATCAGGTAAATGCCATTCGTTGGCTGTCGCCTGGAAAGGTAATGGCAATCGGAACAGTTGGAGGTGAGTTTGTTATATCGGGTTCGACAACTAACGACGCTTTGACCCCAACAAATGTACGGGTTGTCAGAGAAGGCACACGCGGATCAGCTTTACACACTCCCATTCGCATAGACAATGTTGTTGTATTTATACAGAGGCAGCAGCGGAAACTTCGTGAGTTCGTCTACGCCTTTGACAGCGACAGTTATCAATCACCAGATTTGACGATTCTGTCCAACCAGGTTGCCAAAGGTGGCATTACGGAAATTGCCTATCAACAAGAACCATCGACAATCGTTTGGGGTGTAAAGGCTGACGGCCAGCTTGTCGGCATGACCTATCTTCGCGATCAACAGGTCGTTGCATGGCATCGGCATAAGATTGGTGGCGTATCGGGTTCATGCACTGTTACGGTATCGGATTATGCGAACATTGCCGCCGGAACCACATTAATATTTACAAAGTCAAATGGTGAAGAAGTTACGTTTACGTCTACGACAGGAACTGCCGGGACAGATGAATTTAGAACCCAGACTAATAACAATACAACAGCAGATAATATTTATACGGCCATCAACGCTCATGCAGATTTTACGGTAGCCAATCCGGCAGCAGCGGTTGTTACTGTCGAAGAAACAACCCGCGCCGGGGCTGGGCCGTTAACGGTAACGTCAAGTGACACAACACGGCTGACAACAACCGATCAGGCAATTTCAATCGTCGAGAGTTTGGCGGTTATCCCAAGCTCTACAACCGGCGAAGAAGAATTATGGATGATTGTGCAGCGAACTATTAACGGAACAACGAGGCGATATGTTGAATATCTTTCCAATCAGTTTGACGTTGAAGAAAACGAAACAAAAGCTGATGCGTTTTTCGTTGACAGTGGGCTTACATATTCAAGCACAGCAACTGCGAGTATCAGTGGCTTGGGTCACCTGGAAGGTGAAGCTATCAGCATTCTGGGCGACGGTTCGGTCTATACTAAGAGGAATGTATCTTCGGGTGCGATCACTTCCATTGATCCGACGGTGGTCAAGGCACAAATTGGACTGACACAGCAATGCACCATGAAGACGTTACGCCCCGAAGCCGGTGCCGACGATGGCACGGCCCAGGGCAAGACCAAACGCGACTTTGAAGTAACGCTTCGCTTGGTAGATACCCTGGGGGGCAAGGTCGGGCCAGACACAGACAACTCGGATGAAATTATATTCCGTACAGGCACCGATCCTATGGACAGTTCGCCACCACTTTTTACTGGCGATAAACGCTTAAACATTCGTGGCGGCTGGGAAACAACGGGCCAAATGGTTTATTTTAACGATGAGCCCCTGCCGGTTCACATTACCGCGCTCATTACGCGCATAATAACACATGATGGATAAATAATATGTGTATTCCTTTATTGGTAGGAACTGCTTTAACAACTGCTGGCCCTGGAGCCATAGTAACAAGTCCATTTACTGCTGGCCTTTTTGGGGCTGGAGGATCGTTTGGAGCCGGTGGATTGCTTTCAGGGGCATTTTCTAGCCTATCAAACATGAGTTCGCTGTTAAATCTTGCCTCGTTCGGGACTAGCTCTTATGGGCAGTATTATTCGTCGGCCATTGCTCAACAAAACATGATACGCCAAGCGCAGATTATGGACTATAATGCCAGGATAGCGAATAACAACGCTTTAATGGCTGAATATTCTGCTGAAGTCGATGCTCAAAATTTTGACAAACGATTACGCTCAATCATGGGAAGGCAAAATGTTCTCGCCGCCGCATCTAATGTTGTGATTAACCAGGATAGCCCTTTAAATGTTGCTGCCGACACAGCGCGAGAAGGGATGCTTGAAAGGTTGCAGATTTTAAACAGGGGTGAAATTGCAGCTTCAGCATCAAGGGCGAAAGCGCTGGGTGAAACTAGCGCAGCAGAAACGGCAAGAGCAAATGCAGCGACGATCCCGACAACAACTGGTGTTAGTTTGTTGGCTGATGCTTTTGGAACTGGAAAAACTTTACTGGAGAATGTGTAATGGCTCAATTGCCGACGTTTATTTCCACTGCCCAGGCGCCTATGACAACAGGCCAAACGTCGCCAAGATATGTTGAAAAAGTAGATTCTTTTGGTAAGGCTTTGGAAAAACTAGGCAAAACAGGAATTAGCATTACTGAAGAAATGTTCAAAACCCGTAATGCTCAAACTGTTAATAATGCAAAACTGGGCTCTACGCTTGAGCTTAATAAACTTGTGTCGGACCTCAGTAAAATGGACCCACTGGAGGCAATGAGCGTAGCAGAGGGGCGCATACAGGAAATTTACGACCGACAAACTGAAGGAATGAATGCTGCAAGTCGTGAAGTTTTTGACAGCGCATTTATATCTTTAAATGGCCAGACACAAGCCAACATCCAAACCCAAGCTGTCAAAAATCACAACGATCAGATAAAAGCAAGTTTAATAATAAATCTCGATGCCTTTAGAAAATTGGTTGACCCGGTAAACCAACCTCTTTCAATAGGTAATAGTTTGTCAGCTGGTGAAGAGGCTGTGCGAATTGCAGTAGACGGCGGTCATATCACCAAAGTAGAAGGTGTTAAACTTTTATTAAAATTTAACAAAGACGTTGCTGAGGAAGGCGTTACACGATGGGTTCAAAGTCGGCCAGCCGAAAAGTTGATGGAAACTTTTAATCAAATGGATAAAGGAAAATTTGAAAACGAACATATTCAAAAACTTTGGGATCAACTTGATCCTGACAAGAAACAGGAGTTGCAAAAAGATGTTACGTCAATATTTGCAGACCTGGAAAAGAAAATTGATGAACAACTGAGATTTGAAAACAATGCACTAAGTCGAAAAGCGAAAGAGGATATGCTTTTCGTTTTGAAGCACTATAAGCAGAACGATCAAGATCCCGAAAATAAACGCAAAGTTAATGAAGCACTAGAACGCCTATCGACTAACTCGCAAGTACCAATTTCTACATACCAGCAAATCATGGAAGGCATAACAGGTCGCAGTGATCAATTTAACAAAATTGAAGTTGAAAATGATATTGCCATAAGAATTATACGAAGCGACCCAACTCTAACGATTGAGGGCATTTTAGCCGCAGAGGACATTAACTTTGGGACAAAACAAAAGTTAATTGATTTGTTTAAAGCGGGTGAAGAAGAGGAAATGCAACAAGCGAAATCAATTATTATGTCAAGTCCTCTTTTTGTGCCGAAGGATAAAGCGGATAATTACATCCATAAAGACAAGATGAACGCCTTGCAAGCAAAGGTATTTAATGAAATTTATATGCGTTATGTAACTACGCCAAAAGACCAAAATTTTGATGCTGTTGGTGAAACACGAAAAGCTCTGGCAGAACTGGAAAAGAATGGTGATGTCAAAGAAATTACAAATGAAAGAGTAAACAGCGCGCGGCAAAGATTAAAAAGGCGTGGAATTACGGATGAAAGGTCTGCTGGAGTATACATTGCAAAGAATGCACCCACATACCAAGAGCGCATGGAAATTATATCCGACTTAAATATGCTTATAAATTTTGACAAGAAACTTGGGCAGTAAAAATGAATCTTGATGAATCATATACAGAATACCTGACCAATCAAGTTGCCCCACCGCCGGCACCACCCATGCCGGAACCAGTGGCTATAGACAATTCGCCAAGTGTTTTAGGTGTCGCTAGGGACGTAAGTACAGGTGTTGGCAAGGGTGTGGTATCTGGTGCATTAGAAGCGGGGAGAAACATTGGGGATACGTTTACAGGCGGGTTTTGGAGTTCAAATATTGCGCCGTGGTTGCGAGAAAATATTCCAGGATTGCCAGAAGCTAATGTTGCACTGCAAGAAGGATTAAAGACGGAAGGCGCAGTGGAAGAAACCACAAAATCGTTTGTAGAACCAGTGACACAAATTGTGGCTCCCGGTGGTTTGTTTTCAAAGTCGTTTCGTGCAGCGGGAATTGGCAATCGATATTTATCAGAAGCATTGGGGTATGGCGCGGCAGATGTTGCCGCGGTTGACCCTCAAGATTCCACGCTACTTGAAATGGGCCTCCAGTTAATTAATGAAGATTCATCAATCAGGGAAATGCTTGAGGCTAGTTTAGCTGCACAAGAAGACGATAACGCTTTCGTTGAGCGCCTCAAGAATGCTCCTCGACGTTTCCTTGAAGGTGGCCCCGTTGGTCTAGTATTTGAACGCGCTCTTGAAGGCGTGGGTATGGCGTACCGGGCTCTTAAAAGTAGCCCGATTTTTAAGAAATACAAGGAAACATTAATAAAATCTGGTGCAGAGGCAGAACAGCGATTAGCGTCTCGAATGTCAGGAACAACTTTATCTGCTAACCCAATTGGTGCAGTTGGAGATATGGCTATTGCCGGTGCCGGTAAAATAGCCAGCGCAATGTCAAAACCAGCCCCAGTTTTCTACTCTGCTGTCGCCAACGCTGTTGATGCCCTGCCAATGGACAAGGGCAACGCTCAGCAGATGCGCGCCATGATTGCGAAGTCGGCAGAAGTAAAGCCAGAGGAAATGGCGTGGATCGGCCT